CACCTCCTGGGCCACCCACAGATGCTGGTGTAGAGGCCGCTCCTTGCCCTCCATTGCCCCCATTGCCCCCATTGCCCCCTGTAGCCGTGAATGCGCCTGTCATGGTGGTATTACCACCATTACCACCAACCCCGCCAGCCCCGCCATTACTGACTGTAGTACCTCCGCCTCCGCCTCCGCCTCCGCCTCCGCCTCCGCCTCCGATCATTATCACTTTCATTCGGGTTCTGCCAGCCTCAACGGTATAGGACGTTCCAGATGTCAAGTTGACAATCTTGTTCGTCGTAAACCCATCACAAGCCACCAGCCAATAGGTCCCATCCCAAATCAAGAAAACCCATTCATTCTGAAGAAGAAAAATGTCATGGCCCGATCCAGTACCGCCACCGATCAAGCGCAAGGTCAATGTCTGCGGCGCCACCGAAGCATTCTTGACGAAGAGCTCCGCCCCCTGGTAAATCGAACCAGCAGAAATGTCGACGACTGCACCGCCCGTAAGCGCCGCGAAAATCTGCGAGTCGACCGCCAGCTGACTTTTCGTATAGGTCACGGCGCCCGTGATGGGCAACACATTGATATCCGAGAAGGTCCGCGCATCGGTGACGGTGTAGGCCTGCGTGCCACCGGTGTTCACGACAAGCACATAGGCCAAGAGGATATCGGTGGTCGAGACAATCGAGGGGTTCACCGCGGGGCCCGGGTTGGCGATCGTAGAGCCAGCGATGATGACAACCGAAGTCGACTGCGTTCCTGGAGAATACCGCATGACGACAGCGTAGGCCGTCCGGAAGCCGGAAGCCGGCAATGAAGGAATAGCCGTGGTCTGAGGACCGGCCGAGAGAACAGCAGTGCGGCCATTCAAAACAGAAACGCCGTTCTGTGTCAGTACGTTCCCGAGACCGTCTGCTGTACAGACAAGCCCTAGATCCTCCCCCGGGATGACGCCCGCAGGGCGCCCAGTAACCTGGTTCATCCAGTCGGTAGTCTGAGCCGAGTTGTAAGTCGGCGCTCCGGCCACCGCGTCGTAAGCAAAAGTCGTGATTGTCGCTGCCATTTTATTTCCTTCCTATTCGAATTGCTTCCTATCTACCGCTGAATCGGTTATTCCAGCTTACCACACAGGTAGCAGCCCCGAGAGTGAGATCCGAGAAATTCAGAATGTTGCTTCCGATGTTGAGATTCCAGAACGATGATCCTGCCACCAACGAAGCCATCTGGTTTTGTGGCGTGCCACCGCTCGGATAGTAGACTACTGATTTCGACCCAAACTTGGTATTGATGATCAAGACATCGCCATTGTTGAGAGTGATGTTCGACGAAATAAACTGGCCCGTAGTGGTATTCGTCACGATTGGAACTTGAGATGGACCGGTGATCGTGATGAGCACTGGCGTAACAGAATCGCCGGAATTGTTAGCGCCTACTGGCAGGTTTCCAGTATAAGTTCCGAACGTGATCGGAAATGTGATCGGAAACGTCAGTCCACCAGTGACAACGGACATCGACGCGGAACTGCCAGCCGAAGCGTACCAGTAGGGGTCATTGCAGTAAATCTGAATCTGGAAAACCTGAAACGGATCAGTCGCGAGTTTGTTCGGAAACTGAGCCTGAGCAATGATACACGTTGTCGTATAGGTTGCGTTGTCGTTGGTATAGGTCAGGACGCCGGGGCCATTCTTGGGATTCAACGCCGAGAGAATAATTGCTCTGTTCGTGAAGATCGAGCCGAGTTGCTGAATGTTGACGATGGCACCGGTCACAACAATTGTCCGCGGCTCAAGCAACGCATCGAGGTATGTCGTTCCGTCCTGGTAGGGCGCCTTCTGTTCCTGAAGATCGACCGTCGGGAGGTCAATTCCGTCAAGAGTCGTGATGAGGTATTTGTCATCGAACAGGGTTACAGAGACTCCGAGTGGGTTGGTGTAAACGAGTTTTCTCATAGCACACCCTGGAAAGCCATGCTTCGCGCGATGGCCTGAGCTTGGCGCAATGTGGCGCCGACGCTTGAGCTATCCATCTTGCCAATGTTGAACTGCAATGTGGTTCCTTTGCCATGGCCCATGAGTTTGGCCGTACTGGCAGCGTCAAGAACGGCGCTTCCCTGGGCAAGAGTATGTACGCCAGGCGACATGACAAGTTCGGGGCCGGCTTCGGCCAACATAGCCGCGCCACCACTCGAATATGGAGTTCCACGTTCAAAGGCTTGCAACGCGCCCGCAGCAACATAGCCGGCAGCCGCAGCGCCACCCTCGATAGCCGCCTGGGCATAGTACCCTGGAGCCGCCAATGCGGTGAACGGGTTGGAAGCATAGGCCGAGGCTTGGGCATAGTCCAGTGCCGCCTTAGCGGCCATCTGGTCGGCAAAGCCCTTCACGATAGCACCAATGGAGTGAAGGGCAGCGGTTCCCAAAGCATGCCAAGCGTTTTCGCCTTTCTCGAGAGCGCCACCCAGAGCCACCATGGGACCTTCTACTAGCCCGGTAATGGCGCCACCGATAATCGCGGCATTCTGCTGGAAAGTCTGCGCCGCAGCTGTCGATGCCGAAGCAGCCTGAAGCGTGAGCATCGTTAGATTGCGCTCTGCCTGCTGTTGAAGTTCGTAGGACTGCTCGAGCGCGAGTGATGCCTTGATCCGTTCCTGGATGCTGATGTCGTAGGTCTTGGCTTCGTCGTTGATGATCTTTTCGCGTGCGGATGCCTGCTGGCCGAGATTTTTGGTGGCCTTGTTGGATCCATCCGTCAGGCTGGCAAAAAGCTTGTCAATCTCCTTCTGTAGACCAGTCATCTGAGTGAGATTTAGGCTTAGTTCCTTGATGTCCTTCACTAGACCGTCTTGACCTATACTGTGAGCAAGTTGCTTGACTCCATCGATTATTTTGTTCACAAACCCTAGGAAGAAGTTTGACACAGAAGACAGAGAATCAAGGACCAGCTTCGCGAAATCAAGAACAACCAATTCGGCATTTATCCATGCGTCTGACCAGTTGTTATTGAGAGCGTCTGATACTAGCGAAGTCATCGCCTTAACAATTGGAGCTATATTTCTGAAGGCTTCTTGGAAGAAATCTATTGCTGGCTTGAGAATATTGTTGATGTTGTCAACAATGAGATTGAACGCATCAACTGCGAATTTTCCTATATTGATGAAGACCTCTCCGATCGGCTCGACTGCGGCCATGATCTTGTTTCCGAGCGCCGCCCATTTGCTGCCAATATCTTCTGTTGCCTCGCTAGTTCTTTCGACTGTTCCGCCAGCCGAAGCAATTGCATCCGTAAAACCTTCCAAGTCAAACTTTGCATTGCGTAGAGCATCAACCATCTTAGGTGCAGATCGAGTTCCGAATAGTTCAACGCCAAGACTAAGAGCCTCTTGAGGATCTTTGGCTTCACGTATTGACTTTATATATTCTTGGAAGGCTTCTGGTATGTCTCGACCAGTCGCCGCCAAATTGACAAGGGCAGCGTTGAGAGCTCCGCTAACAGCATTACCATCGGCACCGGCCTTGGCGAAGGCTGTCATGAATCCGATGGAATCCGTCAAGGACAATCCGAGTTGTTTAAATCTAGGAGTTGTCGCCTCAATGGTTTCTGAAATCTGGCTTAGTGGCTGTCCTGTTATCTGAGATGCTTTCGTAAGCTGGTCCATGAGTTCGGCGGAATCTTCGATAGAAATGTTCCACTGGTTCATCAGGTCCGTCACCAGTCGCACCGATTCGGCGACCGACGTCCTATTCACATCGGCAAACGCGGAGAACTCTTGCGTAGCCTGAACCAATGCATCTCCGGTCAGGTCGAGTTTCTGAGCCAGGAGAGAAAAAGCCTCTGACAGATCATCAATGCCCTGAGTGATTCCAGACCCCATGACCTTAACGAACTCATCGCTGAGTTCTCGCAGTTGCGGCCCGACAGCACCGGTAGATTTGCCAATGACTGAGAACGCTTCATCGAACTTCTCGCCGACTTCGAAGATCTCTTTTCCGACTTCGAAGATAGCAACGCCCGCGGCAGCCAGGCCGACAAGTAGTTCGCTGCTGGCGCCGAATTTCTCTGCAAACCCGTCGACGTCGACGCCGAACTTCTTGAAAAGCGCCGATCCCTCTTCCGTCATTTTCTCGAGGTCGAGTCCATACCCTTTGAGCATGCTCTGAGCATTCTCAAGAGCTGTTGCTAGGCCAGAGCCATCACCGAGAAGTTTTGCTGTTAGACTAAAGCCGGCTTCGTCGCTCAAAACATTCCTTCCAACAGTGCGAGCCCTGCGTCATTCGTTGTAACGACGCCTCTAGGCTTATTCTTTCGTTCGGGCGGATCCGGAATCTCCACATCTTTGCTGAACATGACCCCGAAAAATCCCAAGTTGTATGCAGCGGCCTCGTATGATCTCAGATGGTCCAGATACCAGAACTCATCAAGACACGCTAGAAGTTTCCTGGGCGTTGAGGACCAAAATCCCCAGTCCGTCCAGTGGAGATAAGAAAGCGCGGCCGTGTACAAATAGTCCCACGGGATCTCCGCATCCGCGCTTAGAGAGGGTCGCCTTCACCTTCCTGTCTCGGGGCGGGGAATGACGCGCGGTAGCTTTCCATGACCTTCGCGCCAAGAGCGAGCAATTCGCCAACCGAAACCGATGACTGAATCTGAAACTCGGTGGGGATGTCTCTGACCTTCACGCCCTGTTCGTCGAACTGGTTGTGAATCAGAGACGCCAGAACCCAATCGAGCAGAACTGTGCGCGCTTCCTTGTCGATATTGCCTGACTGAAGTTTCTGCCCCATTTCCTGGAACTTCTTCATTGCCTCGCCGGCGCCGTATTTCTCGTCCAGATAATCCAGGCCGAGCATTGTCAGACTCAGACGATATTCCTGGCCAGCGATCACCACGGGTTGCCCTACGTGTTTTCCGATGTTCTTTGCCATATTCCTTCCTCTTTTTAGAAGCGGGGCGCAATTGAAGCTTTAGAGGAAAGAGGAAGCAAACCTCCCCACCCCAATCTCGCCCCGCCGAATTCGATCTTAGGCCAGAGTCAACGTGCCCTTACCCACACCCGTCGCGCTGGTCCCGTTGTTGTCCACGACAGTCGAGTTCGAACGCAAGGCCGCGGTCACGGTGTTACCAGCCACAGCGCCAGCGCCGAGCGTTCCCGTGAATACGATCGTGTTGTTCGAGAACCCGGCGCCAGGAGTCGTCAGAACCCACGTAGCGGGCACTGCGACACCGACGCTAGCGGTGGTCGAGTTCACGAACAGCACCTCGTTTGCCAGAGCGGTCAGCGTCGAAGCGCTGGCCATGGTGAACGGGATGGAGCCGGAAGTCGACGCCTTGCTGAAGGTGGCGGTGATGGTCTTGGTCGTTCCGCCAGCCGCGAAAACCACGCTGAGAGCGCTGTTGTCGGCACCGTTGAACTGCACGGTAGTAAACCAGGCAGTCAGAGCCGCCGCACTCCCGTTCGGGTCATCGGCGCGCTGGCTCAACCCATACTGACCATTGCAAGTCAGGGCAACTGCGGCGCCGTCAAGGTTGACTTCGATGAAGGTGATCTTGTCGGCTTTGGTTTTCCAATCCGACTTGGGCTTCATGAACTGGACCTTATAGAACACGACATACTGCTGTGTCGGAACGCCGCCAGTCGTGCTGTTGCGAAGCACCTTGCCAGCCAGCGCGAAGTAGGGCGAGATGTCGTTGCCCTGGTCCATGATCTGACCATTGGCATAGGTCTGGCCCATGAGAGTCGCAAGCGACTGCGGATCGATGTCGTAGAGCTTAGCGCCAAGGGTTCGGAAACCGGTGGTGCTGCCGACAGCGATCAGCGTGTTGTCACCGAAGAACGGGGTCTGACTCGCCTTCGGATCGAAGTTGAGTTCCGCGATACCAGGAAGCGACACCGCCGCTCCGTAGGTGGGAGTACCAGTCGCCGGGTCCGATGTCAGCGGCCAATACGTGAGATTCGAAAGACCGATTACACCGGCCTGGGGGGTTCCGCTCATCTTGAGCCTCCTTTATTGCAAATTCCCGGCAACAATGTTGTCTCGGGAGAACTTCATGACTTTGTGCCTAATCTTCTGACTGGGATCATCCATATCAGCCTGATAGTCTCGAGTAAAAAGAATGCCTCTCATGGTGTTGCTCACTAGATCGGCAATCGTGGACGTCGGCGTTCCGAAATCCGTGAACACGTGAATGTCGACTGCTTCGTCGGCACTGATGGGCTGATTGTCATAGAAAGTGCCGTCACGGTTGTTCGCCTCGGAAAAACTCACGATCGGCGTAGCGTCGATCAGATCAGGATATTCCCTGAGAATCTGGTCTGAGCTACCGAGAGCAGCGACGAGAGCAGAATCAGCCACCAGCGTTTTGTAAACCCATCCGATAATATTCATGCTTGCATCGCCTCTTGAATATCAGCCTGCACTTCCCGAATGAGCGAGTACCAAGCTGGCCCGAGATAGGGATGAGGCTTCGTTCCGTATTTGCGAATGTGGTAAATCAGCGCCTCGATTTCTTGCTGGCTCATGCCCTTACGCTCACCCCAGCGAGTGATCGACAAAATGAAATCGTCATGACCCTGGCTGGTGACGTGCGGACCGGTTCCGAACTCGACTAGCGCGCCGTATTCGACCGTCGGTCCTCCGTAGATGACAAGTTTGCCGTCTTCCTGCTGGACCGGGGTCTGCGTGATCGACTGAGCCAAGCGCCCTGTATCCTTCGGTGCATTCCGTTTGGCCTGAGCCATGATCTTGAGCATCCCCTGAATGAGAGCTTTGGAAAGTTTATCTTGCTGCTGTTTTCCGAAAAGCGAGAACTTCTCGGCAGCCACATTGAGTTCGTTCTGGATATCGCTCATAGTGGCGACTTCCCTTGATAGGGCTCACAGATCATTTCGATATGAATCCAGGGCCACGGATTGACGGCGCGGATCTGGTATGTCTTCGAAGTGCCAAGGTCTTTCATGGCCCACGACTGCCCGAGTTCATAGGTGCCCGGAATGAACACGCGTTTCGAATCTGTAGTGAGCGATGAGATGCCCCAGCTCTTGAGTTCGGCCTCGGTCAGAGTTGCAGGTTGAACGCTGGCGCCGAGAGTGAGCTCCAGTGTGAAGGTGAACTTGGGAATGCCCTCGTTGTTCGGGTCGATCGATGAGGTTCGGCTGTAGATTTCTACGGTAGTGGTGAGAATCACGCTACGGCCCACCTTCGATACGGCGTGAGGTAGCTCGCAAACTGCATCGGCATTCCGGCCACGATACCGAACAGATCGGTTGGGATTTTCGACGGGTTGTCGTAGGCCAGAGCCAGTCCGCCTTCCTTGATGCTGGCCAAGTTCTCGCCGAGGTTGCCGGACTGCGACAGCCCATACGCTTTCGAAACCATGAGCGAAACGCATAACTGAATGTCCTTCGGGAGCGGATCAATTCCAGACACTGCGGTATCACCTGGAAGGACATACCCAGCATTGTAGCTGACAGTGATGATGATCTGGCCCGCGAAGGGATCCGCAGTCAGACCGCGCACCCACATGGGCCCAGTCCATCCCGAGCCGCGGTAGATCTGACCGGAGGCCAAATACTGGGGCAACAGAAGATAGTCCTGGCCGGGGACCAGCGTGACCGTGCTTTCAACGATGGATGCGATGCTGTTGATCGGCCATTGCGGCATTTGGAGCAACTGACGGCCGTTGACCGGGACTTGTTCCACATAGTCAGTCGTGCCGAGTTTTCGGGAAAGGAACGTTTCGACCTCGGTACTGATGGCGCCGATCAGAAGAGTCAGCAAAGCATCTTTGGACGTGTCGCCGCTGCCGATGTTGAGCAGAGTCTTGCAGTCAGCTAGCGTAGTCAGTCCGATACTCGGCATAATCTCCTCTTTTCAAAAAAGGCCACGAACCTTTCGATCCGTGGCCCTTGCTTCTCAAAAGCCTTCCCGTTACTGAGTCGGGAGAACTCCCAGGTTGGTACCGGCCAGAACAGGAGCCTCGGTGATCGCGTCGCCGAGGATGAAGTTCACGCCGTGAGCCGACGAAGGCGACGTTCCGCCAGTGAAGGTCAGAGTCTCCTTCGCGCGGATATACCGGTTCGCGCCGCGGAGGTCCACGTTCTGGTAGACCACGGTCGAAGCCGCCGAAAGGTCAGCCGCAGTGCCGAAGGTGGGAATAGTCACCCACGTGGCAAAGTTGCTGTTCGTGGTCGTCGAATGCTCGATAACGATCGCGACCGTGAAGCCGGTCGGCACCGACGGATTGACGCCGGCCGAATACTCGAGCGCGCACGAAA